ATGAAAAAACCTCTTTTGGCCTTGCTACTTGTCGCATCTCAAAGCGCCTTCGCAGACAAAATCCCAGACTCTATTGAGAATCTCATTGCTGTTTACGATACAAGATCGCACAGCCTGGACAATGGCGAGCTAACCATTAAATACAGCAAACCAAAATTATTGATAGATGCCGCTGAATCACTTTTCAGCGGCATTTGCAATGATTACTTTATGAACAAATGGAAGCCAGAAACGATTAAAAAAATCACTCTGTTAAATGTTTCCCATGACCAAGGTTTTAGGATTAATGGCGGTGGAGTTGAATGTAAAAAAACTGGCTCCATGGAAAACGAAAAGGCACGCGCTTACAGAACCAGTTTGATTGAACCTCTGCAATAAACTTTTGTTACGTTAAAAGTTCATATGCCCCTGCCCGGCGGCAGTGGGGTGCGGCGGGGCATTATCAATAACTCCAGGTGTCATGATGTATCGCACTACGGTTTCATGAGTGATGAAGGTGGTTCCGCAATTAATGTTCTGGCACTGACAGTAACGCTCTTTTGTCTGATCCGTTACCCGAAAGCTACTCCGCGTATGCGCCGCGTGGCCGCACTTTGGACAATTCATCATTACATTTATCTCCCGCCCTGCACATTTCAATCACATAATGATACACATAACTTCCATTTTGTGAACCTAATCAGCTCATTTCTAAATCATCAATCTTCACTTCCAGTTCGATGCTGGTCGTAAATCCGCTATCCGGGTTGACCGTGTGCGTTAACGTTGTGATGGTCCATTCCGCATCATCAATGGGCTGTTTAAAACCGCTGACCTTAACGGGCATTTCTGTATACAGATCCGCGCGGCCTTCTGCCAGCTGGAGAGAAAATGTCGCCACGCCGCGCTGCAGCCGCTCCCAGTTCATTTTTGCTGCCCGTTCTGCATTACTGCGGTTCGCATAGGTACGGTTCAGAACCAGCACATTCTCATCAGTTCCGACCAGGTAATCCCCCTGCTTTGCTTCCGGCTCTTTGGGTTTTGTCGTCCTCCGGCGGCGCTTCACCTTTGCAGTTTCTTTCTTTTCCGGTTCCCGGGTATGCAGCCAGTGAGCGATAACACCCGTATATGCTCCCCTGTCAGCCAGGCTAAACCGGTGACTGTCTCCGTCCTTACGGGTAATAGTGATGACCGGCAACGGTTTACCACTTGCTGTTTTCCCCTGCCCCTGCCGGATAAACAGCAGATTACCGTCCTTGACTGAGGCAATCGCGCCATACTGCCGCGCCAGCTTCATTAAAAAGCTGGCGTCGCTTTCGTTGGTCTGGTCCAGGTGATCCAGCGCCATCGCAGCAACATCATTTCCTATAGCAACTTTAAGGTTGTGCCGTGCGGCAATGTCTTTCACCACATCGCCCACCGTCGTTTTGTGCCAGGACTTCTCACGCCGGACATTCAGCGTTTCCCTGAAATCAGCACTACGGGCACGGATTGTCAGCCTGTCCGGGCTGCCGCTATGCTCTATTTCGTCAACGGTAAACTTACCTTTTGAGTACAGCGGCTCACCTTTCCATCCCAGCGCCAGAGAAATCACTGCGCCACGACGCGGCATAATTACCAGGCCGTCGGCGTCGTCCAGCTCCAGATCAAGCTGGTCAGCTTCAAATCCGCGGTTGTCGGTCAGTGTCATACCCAGCAGACGTTTATCCAGCGTCTGCGTGGCATCTTTGCCTTCAATCACGATCCGAAAGGCCGGGGTCTTGCTTCCGAGGTTGAGTAAATCAGCCATCACGCTCACTGCAGCAACCCTCCTACCGTGGATCTGATGTTCCCTACTGCGGCGGCGGCAGAATCCTGCAGACTGCTAAGCTGATCACTCAGACTGCCGAACATTTCAGACAGGGACTCATCCACCCGTTTAAGCCCCAACGAAAACTCTATTTTCCTGGCTTCTCCACTGGCGAAAAATTCCGTTTTCGTCTGGTTAAGGCTCTCAATCACATACATGCCGTAGATAGTCCCACCACCCTCGATCAGCGGCCACGCCTTCCCCTGCTCTGCCATCAGCTCCAGCGCCAGCAACGACAACCGGCCGCCGGTCACTTCCGGCATGAGGACGCCGGAGAGCGTCAGCTGATCGTTATCTGGCCCCAAAAATTGCGTTGTCGGACGGCGATTAACGCGGTTGTTGGTCACATGGCGCCAGTTCCGCTGATACTGCAGTTGCTGATAGGGAACCGTGCGCAGCTGAAACACAAACAAGCCCAGGACCATCATCATGAATCGTACCCCCCTTGATCACTGAAATTGCTGCGGGCCTTCGCCTTCATGCGTCGCTCGCGCGCATCAAGCTGCCGTGCAACTTCCTGCGCAATATCCTGCGCACTCTGTCCGGGCAGAGCCTGGATAATAATTTGCGCATGGGTTTCAAACTGGAATACAGGCTGGCTGCCTGCTGGCTTATCAGTTACAGGACGGTATGAAGCTGCCGGCAGACTCATGGGATGAAGCGGGGCGGCCTCTGCTGGCATTGCTCCCCCCATCATTCCGGCGACTACGGACGCTAGCGCGGCCGTTCTCCTGCGGCTGGTCACATAGGCCGGACCGTTAATCAGCTCCGGGCCATTCTCGCCAGCAATACCCACCTGTCCACGTGGAATATAACCACCGCTGTCATACATCCCCGCGAAAAATCCTGGGGTCTTTTTCTGCGGTGAGGCGCCCTGCGAATTATCGCCGCCGGTCATCCAGTCCGGCAGGTAGCTTTTGACCGATGCCAGCTTGCTCTTAAGCGTTTCCCATTTCTCATTGATACCGCTCAGGATGCCGTCAATGATCGCCCCGCCCACCGCTTTAAATTTTGCGGGCAGCGCGGCAACATCACTCAGAATTTCATCCCATTTGCTGCTTATGGTCTGCTTAATCACAGCCCAGGCTACTGACACCCCTGACGTGATGGCATCCCACAGTGCTTTAAACTTCGGCCCCAGCGTTTCCCAGTTCTGCCAGATATAGATGGCTCCCATCGCAATCAGGCCAACTATCGCCAGAATGGGGTTAGCCATCATCAACCGGCCTAACCAGATGACCGCCTGGCCTGCGCCGCCAATTACTCTTGTGACCAGACCAAACGCAGAAGCAAATTTAAGCTGGAGAATGCCAGCACTTACCCGCACTACCGCCATAGGTCCCAAAATGGATGCAAGGGCCAGTGACACCACACCCGCTGCGGTAGCTACCACGGCAAACACGGCCGCAATTTTAAATAGCGCCGCCGTCAGTTGCGGATGACGCTTCACAAAACCATCCAGCGCGGACGCCAGATTACCCAGCCAGTCCGCAATATTTTTCAGCACCGGCGCGACGGTTTCACCGATGCTCGCCATGGCGTTGGTAAAGGAGCCGCCAGCGGCTTCCCATTTGTTGCCCAGGGTATTAAGCGATGCTTCGACGCGCTCGCGCAGGGTAGCCTGGTTCTCCAGCTTCGCTACTGTTTCACGATAACCATCAATACCTTTTTGGATCATGATATCCAACGCCTGCAGCGTTTCTGAATCATTGCCAAACAGGTCTTTTTTTGTTGCCATCTGCCTCTCGGGAGTAAGTTTGCTCAGCTTACTTAGCTGGACATACATATTTTCCAGCCCACCAAATCCTCCCTTACCATCAGAAAAATTAAACTTAATGCCGGTCCCTTTTAGATCATCATTAACAGCTTTAATTTTCTTTGCATCCAGGGCAGCCTGGAATATTTTCCGATACGCATTCCCAGCAGACTCCCCGGCCATACTTGCCTGGTCGGCCATAACCAGCAGTGGGGCAAAAGTTTTAGCTGCATCTATCCCTTTTTTATTTAGGATACTCATCGCGCTACTAATTTTTGAAAAACCCTGCAGCATATTCCCGGGGTCTACGCCCGCATAAAAACCACGCTGGATAAGATCCATCAGGCTCATCATGTCCTTTTCGGTGGTCTGCGTGGCATCCTGCAGTTTTGCGGCAAACTCTGCCGCCTCCGTCGGCGCCATCTGCAGCTGCACGCCAAGGTAAGCCGCCGACTCACCCAGCCCGCCCAGGATAACCTGCGCTGACATCCCCTGACGGCGTAACATGGTCATCATGTTCTGAAAATCTGCCGTGGTACCGGGCAACCGGTCCCCCAGGGCAATCGCCAGCTTGTTCAGCTTCAGGAACTCAGGCGCCACCTTTCCGCCCGGTCCCATCATTGAGCCTGCCAGCTGGTTAGCGGCGTTCTCTGATTCCGAGTAGGCGCGAATGGGCGCCAGCAAGGTCGCGCCCGTTGTCACCCCGGCCGCCATCATCCCGGCCCCGTTCCCCGCCAGGCTGTTACGCACGTCGCGCATCTTGTCAGCTTTGGCCCTGATCGCATTCAGCTTACGCTGGCGCTCGCCCACGTCTCGCAAGCGCCGCTCCTGCTCTGCCAGCTGCTGGTTATAGCGATCCGTTTCGCGGGTAATTCTGGCCGTTTCACGGGCGCCACCGCCCGCAGAGATGCCGAGGCGGTACAGCTCCGCCCTGGCTGCCGCCATCTGCCGCGTTTCCTGCCCCTGCTTTTGTTCCAGGCGTGATACGGCGCGCCATTGCGCCTCAAGCGCCTGCGTCTGTTTTTTCGTGGGGGATTCGAGCGCTGCCAGCTCGCGCGTCATCATCTGCGCACGCAGCCGCGCCTGGTCCAGCTCGTTGCTGGTCCGGTTCAGGCTCTGTGAGAGTTGACCAAAAGATTTTAACTGGCTCCCCGCGTCGTTAAGCCGTTTAAGCTGATCACGGGTCTGCCGGATGCCGGAGGCCAGCTCCTTCGAGCCAGCCAGCGCATTTTTTAAAGGGCGGGTGAGTTTATCAACCGCATTCAGAACCACCTGCAGGCGCAGGTTTTTATCACTCATCGCTGGCCCCGCTACGCATTATCGCTCTGTGCCGCCACTCCAGCACTTCCGTCAGCGGCATAACGTCAGTGACGGACGGCGGCCAGTGAAAGATCGTGGCGATATCCGCCACCAGGTCATCTACCGTCAGGCTGTCGGCAAATCGGCAAGTGCCGACTTCGGCAACAAAAAAAGGACCACCTCGACAGACATCGCGGCCAGGTCTGCCGGGTCGAGGTCCGCCATTTCCTGCGGGGTCAGAGTTGGTGTGGAGATGCGGGGGATCACGGTCATCATAGAGGCCACGTCCATCTCCATCACCGCCTGCAGTCGCGTACCGCGCAGCGCGCCGGATTGCGGCTTACGCAGCACAATATCCGTAATCGTGGTATCACCGCGCTTAATCGGGCTATCCAGTTTCACCGTTGCTTCTGTTTTCTCACTCATGCTCTTTTCCTGTTATGGGTTGGCTGGCGCGACCTCGCGCGCCAGGAAAAAATTACAGACCGATGGCGTTACGGTGTTCTTCCATCAGGTCAACACCATCAACAATTTCAATCATGTTGATCGCATCGACCTCATAGAGCACTTCACCGTTAATGGTCAGCTTCGCGTAACAGTTAACGCTGCTGACTTTGGTGGAATTGCTCTCGCCGGTTTTCCACTCGCCGGAATCCACCTCTTTGTGGCGCCCACGGACGACCAGCTCAACGGCCTGCACTTCGCCGGTGTCGTCGCGCTGAATAGACCCGGTAAAGCGCAGCTGTACTCCGTCCACCGTGGCTTTGCCCATCTGTTTAAACAGAAGCGCCTCCGTACCGCCGATGGTCATTTCCGTATCCAGCGCGCCATCATCCAGCCCCAGATCAATACCGACTGAACCGGGCATGCCGCCGCCGCGGTAGTTTTCCAGCTTGCGGGTGAATTTCGGCAGGGTGACGGATTCAGCAATGCCCATCCAGTTGTTACCGGCGTTAAAAATATTCAGGTGTTTTAACTTGCGTGGTAAGGCCATGGGTCCCCCTTATGCGCTTACGCGGGTGGTGAAATCCACCAGGTAACGGTCAGTGATGCGCTGGCGCAGCATCAGGTTTTCCAGTGGCGGCACTGGCGTATAGTCGTAGTCGATCCAGAGTTTCCCGGCTTTCAGCGTGTCTTTGTCATTCACACTGTCATCAATCCAGCAATCTCCGCCGATGAGGTAGCCCTGATTTACCAGGCTGCGCATTTTGGCGCGGATACCTTCGATAATGTCGCGAGCCAGCGAAGGGTTAAGCGGCATGTCCACCGCCCACATATGCGCCTCCGCCATGGTGTCTGCCAGCACCTGCGCGGTACGGGTATAGTTTTCAAACTGGAATAACGGGTCATCGCTGAGGCAGCGGGAACCCCAGAAGCGGAAACCATCCTTGCGGATCAAGGTGGTGACGTCGTTCTGGTTCAGCAGTCCGGCATCGGTTGCCGGGTCCTGCAGATCCCAGAACACATCCGCAGACAAGCCGGTTACGCCGTTGACGCCCACGTTAGACAGGGTTTTGTGCCAGCCGGTCTGCTCGTCGATTTTGGCACGTAGACCCAGCGCGCGGGCAGTGGCGTAAGCAGTCGCATCCGCCTGCAGCACCGTGTCAAAGTTGATGAAATCAGGCCAGATCAACATCCCTTCTCGCTGACTGAAATTTTCGCGGTAGGCAATCGCTTCTTCCACAGTTTTACAACCGTAGGCAGACAGATACGCAAAACCGCGCAGGCTCTGTGCCACGCTTAACAGCTCAGTGGAAACAGCCTGCGTGTCATGGCCCGGCACGCCCAGAATGCGCGGCTTCACGCCCAGCTGCGACTGCGCCGAAAGCAGCGCTTTGATGCCCGTTTTCTTACCGTCAGCGGTTACACCGCCGATAATATTGGAGGTGGTTTCCGCTTCCGTTTCGCCCTGGGCAACACGCACCACAACGGTGACGGGTTTTGCCTGGTCGGCGATGGCGTCCAGTGAGCGGGCCAGCGTGCCGGACTCGCCTGCTTTGCCGCTGGCGGTCAGTACATCGGTAAGCAGAACCGGCTTATTGAGCGGGAACACAGAGGCATCGGCATCATCGCCGGTGCATACCATGCCCACAATCGCCGTGCTCACCGTCGTGATAGAGCGGGTGCCGTCGTTAACTTCAACAACACGCACGCCGTGGTGATAGTCTTGCGCCATGAATGAATCTCCTGTTTAGGGGTTCACCCATGGTAGGGAAATCATTCACCGCAAGCCGTTGATGGCCGTTGTACAGTCAATGGCACAACCACAGACAGAAAAAAGCGCCATTCCGGGGCTGATTAGGTCAGTGATTTGACTGGTGATTCAGGCAACGCGGCTCCAGCACATCAGCAGGGTGTGGGCTTCAACCACGCTTAACGATTGACTCTCGCCGAGGTTGGCAGTTTTGCCGCTGGTCGTGTGTTTGTGGGGCGGTACCGTAACTTCGTGATCGTGCTCTCCGGCGTCATCGGTCACACCTAGCTCTTTCGGGTTAAAGAGCTGCCGCACATCGCCGCCAATCTCCCAGGGGTCGTCCTTACCGGCCACACCACCATGATTGTGTTTACCGTTTTTCGTTGTGGTCAGTTTCTTTTCAGGCAGCTCATCGGTTTCGCCGGTCACATCAATCTGTACAGCGGGCAGGTTAGCGCGCTGGAGCGTGACGGTATCGCTGCCGCCGGTTGCGCCGACGTCCGAGCCGTCAGCTTTGCCCACACGGATCGTTTTGTTTTCGCCGGTGTACAGCCATTGCGACCAAGGCCACTTTTCATTCGGGTTGACGTTCTGATTAAAAAAGCGCGTGGTACCAACAGGGTTATCCAACTCCCATGCGGCAGTGATAGCCGCCTCAACAGCCAGCCTTACCGCGAGCGGTGTGGCGGCTTTATCCTGATCACTGCTGGTAATGGCGTTACTGAGTTGAGTAAAACCCTTTTCCTCCAGTGTGGCATCCGGGTGATCCCGCGAGCCTGCATGATTGCTCAGCTGCTCATCGGTGTAATCTTTTGTTTCATTACCGGCGTTAATCACATCCTCTACAGTTGCCAGCACAATCCCCGGATCAACAATGAGTTCGACCGCCTTGGTACTGCTTACTGCCAGCCAGATGCGGAGGATGGTAAAGCGCCCGGAACCTTCAGCAAGAGCAGGTTTATAGGTTTCCGGGACATTGGCAACTGCCATGCACACACCGGCATCATCAAACAATGCCGCCTCCCGGATGGTAAAACCGCCCACCTCAGGAGGAATGATCATCTCTGCGATAATAGTGCTATCGGTATCGGACAATTTCAGGCTGTTCAGTTGGGTGCGAAAAAGCTCGTTTACTAATGAGGTTTGCTCTTCGCCGGGGATTGTCGCACTGCCGCCGCCATCACCGACTGACATTTGAGAGAAAACCACCTTGCCCCCGTTCACGATTGCAGCAGCTATTTTTTCTCTGCCGGCGGTTGTAATTACCGATTTAAAAATTTTGCTCATCTTGATTGATTCCGTACTGTTTGACGGTTCTCGGTTATCGAGGTTTAAGTTCGACCAGTAATAAACTGACGGCGATTTTTCACGTCAACGTTGATTCCAGGCTTTTTTCTGCATCCTCAAAGATGGTTGCAAGGTCAGTAAATTCGAAAGAGTAGTAGAGCTGACCTGTAGCCTCCAGCCCCTCAACCTGCGTATCAAACAGCACCGTTGCAGTAGTCCCGTTGATACTGTCGACCCCTTTTGCGGTATATGTCACAGCTACAGGCGCGGCACTAAGCGGCTCAACGAGATTAAGGTATGGGATGGTACGAAACGACTTCAAATTTTGCGTGAGGGTAAATGACATTTTAGACTCCTGCTACCCGTGAAACTTCGACCCAGCCCTGACGGAACGATGTGTTCATCGCCATCAGGGTTATCGTACATGCAGCCGTTACCGCACCACCCGGAAGGAAAATATTACCGCCGGCAATCAGGCAATTTGATGTGTTTGCACATCTGACAACCATTCGCTTCCCTGTATGGCAGTATCCGATGTTGGCTACATTTCCCGAGGCATTCCACGTCCAGGACTCATCATAACCAAGAGGGTCTGTACCCTCAGAGAGCGTCAGTGATGAAGACTGAATTGATTTACCCCTCACATTGATTATTGACTGCCGGCGCGATGCGGTGGTCATTGCTGGATTGACATAAACAGTTCCAACAACGCTTCCGTTATATTTATCAACGTTTACGTCTGCCTTTACTGATGACGCGGCAACATTAAACAGTGAGGTCTGATAATCGCTGGTAACAGCACCTAACAGCGTCAGATTTTCAATATCAATTTTGCAGTTCCAGTTGATGTACATGAAGGTATTTGGTCGCGCCAGGCGAATAGCCTTTGCCCGGAAAATAACCTCGCCCTCAAAATCAAACGGTGAGAGCTGATTCGCCCCGTTATATCCGTACCCGTCCACATGCATCATGTCAATATCAGCGACCAGCTGAACGCACGCAGTCGCACTCGCCCAGTTTGTACGGTGGATGCGGAACCACCTCAGACCGGTATATCCACCTAAATCCGACGGGCTCATAAATGAGCCTCCGCGAATTGATACGTGGCGGCCATTGCTGTCCAGCCAGTAAACTGTGATATGGGCCGGGTGGCTTACGAAGATATTTTCAAATTTGATACCATCTGAGGTAGACCCGTAAATCTGGTTAACAGGTACAAGGTTGTTTCTGCTGTTATTTTCAAATTTACACATTCCGCCAAAGAGAATGTTGTTTGACCCACCGCGAATATAAGACACGCCTGAATAGTTGTTTTCAAAATGGCAGCTCATAAATCTTATTGCATTACAGTTATCGTGCTGATTCAGCATGTTAATCTGATGCGTTACTTCTGAGCCTGCAGTGAGGAACCGGCCTCCGGAGTTTATCCGGACCTGATTAAATACCCCGTCCATGACATCTGTCATATCAAATGACGACAGTGGTGGTGACCAGACCTGCACGTTCTCTACAGCAAAGTCCCAGCCAACACCATAGAAGTTAAAGATTCTTTTGCGGATCCAGTTTGCAGTTTCCCCAAGCACTGAGAAGTTACTCAGATAAAGCTCGGATATCCTGACCCTTCCGGTTGCATCCCAGCCGGCGGAGCTGAAGTCAAACAGATAATCATCATCTGACTCTGCGCTGGGATGTATGGCAAAGACAGTCTGGAATATCCCTTCACCGCATAATGCAAAAGGACCAAAAGAAAGTTCAACTTTTGTTTTGATGTGCAGCAACCCGGCAGGGACATTAATTCTGCGTCTGGGAATATGCTCTACGCTGGTTGAACCTAAAGAACTCATAGCGGCAATGGCGCGGTTAAGCCCAAGACCATAATCAACAAAACCATCTACAACGTCCGTGGCGTATACAAAATCCAGAAGGTTAATACTGTCCCAGTTTTTGTCGTGCTGAGTCCTGGCTACGGACCCTGTGTATGGTTGTTTGACAGCAAGTAACGCATCCCCCATCCCCGTATCTTTTGAGGACAAGTGTTGGCGCACTATGGCATCAGACGTATACGCCCAGGCCCCGGCACCAATTCCGCCTGTCCCTTGCGGTGTGCTTCCACTCGAAACCGTTTTTGGAAACGCCCCCGTCCACACCAGGCGATAACTGTCGAACAGGATTTCTTCACGCGGCGATTCCAGGGTTGCGCCCTCGGCGAACGTTTTTACCGCGCTAACTTTTTCGGCAATTGATTTATTTGCTGCGTCAGCCTGATCTTTGAGATACCGCGTACGGTTTGCCAAGCTTTTCAGTGGGCGGTTTGCCGGGCCATCCAGTCCCCCCGCCACACGCTCGCTCCGGGAGATCAGCTCAATCTCTTCTTCCCACGATGGGTACTCTGGAATTCTGGTCATACTCTTACCCGTAATTAAAATTGCCATCGTGAAAAATCACGCCGTTGTAAGTAATCTTCTCTTCCGGCTCAAAATCCTCCGGATAGATGCTGATAATGTCTCCACCGCACAGCGTGGATCCGACATAAATATTGCCTTGCACCTTCGTGGATATATTGAATTGCGCCATGTGACGACTTACCGGCTTTGCATCGTTAACCAACCGGGTCAACTCATCCAGAATGCGGGAGGTTATCCCAATATCATTAACATCTACCTCAAGTCGAAATGTTCCCGCCGGGTCAGCCACTTCCCACCACTCCGCGATCGAGAAGGAATAACCCATTTTTTCAACCACCCGGCGGATTGCCTCGATGGTGCCTTTTCGCTGATGTAGCCGAAATGACTCGCTGATAACTGTTCGCTTTTCCTGTTCGCTCCAGCTTTCATCCCAGCTATCAACAGAAAATGCCCACGCCAGATACGGCAGAAAACCAGCCGGGCACTTCCACGGATTCCACAGGTCACGCAACGGCACGTTTAAATCACTGATACCGGAACAGGCTTGCGCCAGCCTGCGCTCCAGCGCAGACGACCCCGGCGGTAACAGGCTGCTAGTCATCATAGCCACCAATTTCTGCTTTAAAATCGGTGCAATATGACGCCTGCGTTTTATCTAACACCATGTCCGCCAGGGGCTTCATCAGCTCAACACGCTGGACGCCCTGAACATGCAAAGCGGCGTAGATCGCAGACAGCCGCACGTCACGCCCCAGGCGACGCTGCTCGTTGATGTACGCCGCACCCTGCGCTTTCGCGGCCTCCAGGATGGGTTCCTTTGCCGGTCCGGGATAGACATAAAGAACTGCATCAATTTCATAGGGGACAATCTCAGCAGACCGGACACTCACCCGATCCGCCACCGGTCGCACAGCCTCATCATTCAGAGCCTCACCGACAACCTGCAGTAAGTCTTCCGGCGCAGTACCATCGCCGTCGCGGGCCAGAATAGTCACCACAACTTCCGCCGGTGACGGGCTGAACGCCGACGCGTCCGCCACCCGACCATCCGAGCTAAGCGCGTGATATTCATAAGCACCGACTGGCCCGGCAACGCTCATCCCCTCAAAGGCCGCCGGGATGCGCTGGCGATAATCCGCGTCAGATTCCATTACCGCCTCCGTGGGCGGCGTTGTGGTGTCGTCCGCAGCCGTAATCACCCGGCGCAGTACGTTGTTATTCGCGCCTAAATTGTCCAGGTCATCCCCGCCGGAATATGCCACCATCACGGCTTTCGCCGCCTCGTTAATCCGCTGGCGCAGCAGCAACTCCCGGTACACATTTTCCTGCAGCATTTTCACCACCGGCTCAGATTCAAGCGCTAAGGTGCGGGCCACGGCCTCCTGCTCTTCTGCCGGAAATAACGCGACAAATTCAGCCTTGCGCTCAGACAGCAGGGTTTCAAAATCCGGCACATCCACAATTTGCGGCGGCGGCAGCTGGGAAAGGTCAATAACGGCCATTGTCTGCTCCTGTCGATACGGAAAGGGACACGGGCACGCCGTCATTACGCTGGCCTGCCAGCTCAATAACCATTGCGCCATCCATGCTGCTGCTGTTAACCGTGATGGTGTCCAGCTGCAGCCGCGGCTCCCAGCGCCGCAGCGCCACATACACCGCAGCCATGATCTGCAGGCGCAGCGCCGGGTTTTGCGGCTGGTCAATGAGCGCTGAAAGCAGGGAACCATACTCCCGGCGCGCAAGCCGGCTCCCTTGCGGGGTCAGCAAAATGTCACGCACTGACTGGCGCAGGTGGTCAGTTTCCGTTATGGCTCTGCCGGTATCGCGGCTCATCCCGATATAGAGCGTCAAAATGGACCTCCCGTCGTTCCTCCACTGTCGCCAGGGTGTTTATGCTTATCAGCAACGACGCCGTTTGACGTCATCGCGCCCCCGCCGTTGGTCACATCGCCATTCAGGATCACATTGCTGTTGATACGGGTGGTGTCAGCCTCGATCACAAACTCACCGGTTTTGCAGGAGACAACCTGCGAAGACTCAATCAGCACGCTTTTCACGCCGCGAATAATCCAGCGCCCGGTGGCGGGGTCGTATTCGAACCAGCCACCATCCTCGTATGCAGTCACGTCCGCACTTTCAGAGTCTGACGGCGGCGGGCAGGCGTTGGAGTAGATGGCCGGAAGCGCAAAGGCTGTATCCAGATTGCCGCCCAGGCTGAACAGCACCACCTGCTCCCCTGGAGACGGGCACCACCAGGTGCGTGATTTACCTGCACGGTAGGTCAGCCAGTTAATCCAGTTGGTTTCGAGGTCGCCTGTTTTCACCCGGCACAGCCAGCCGTCTCGATCCACTTCGGTCACAATGCCGGTGCGGATCAGATTGGTGATAAGGCGCATGATTTCGGTTAATTGCGTATTCATGAAGGCAAGATTGCCACGCGCGGAGGGAGTGCGGCAGCGTGGCGGGTTGTGTCATCCCTGACACAAAATCACTGTGACAACCAACGCAGTAAGACGTCTCGCGTAATGTCTTCTGATTCATCATTGATGCCGAGCAACCGGCGCTCTGCATATTTGACTTCCGGCCCTTTACGGCTGACCCGATCACGCAAGCCATAGTGATGCACGCGGGCTATGCGCTGCACACGGCTCTCAAACTCGACGCTTGCCGCGTCCTGGCTGGCGAGGGCTTTCAGGTATTTTGTGGTGCGGAGTTTTGCAAACATCTGCCGACGGATGCGGCCCTGTTTCGTTCTGGCCGTCACGCGACGCGGCTCGTAAGCCGTCCCGTCTTGGTTGCGCTGCATCCTGATATTTTTCTGCTGGCTGCGGCGCAGCTGCTGCGCCAGCTCCCGCATCATGCGCTTACGTGCGGCAGGCTCCAGACCCGCCAAGAGCGCATCTAACCAGGCGTCAACTTCCTGCAGCTCAGCCACGGCTCACCGCCCACATTTCGTCCGGTTCGTCCGGTTCCGGCACCGCTTCGACGCTGGACACGTCACCGTCAGCGCTGACTATCACACGCTCTGTCAGTTGCAGGTTCAGGCTGATATCACAGATATCATTGCGCAAAATATCGACTTCAAAGGAAAGCAACTTTTCCCGCAGTTCCGGGTTATGAATGGCGTCCGGCTGATTCTCCATGAGCCAGGCCACCACCGGCGCCATCAATAACCCCTGATCGCCGCTGAAATCCACAATCACCACATTCAGGGTATAGCGATACTCCCAGGACAACGACGCTGCGCCGGTCGCCACCACCGATCCGTTATCAACGAACAAATGCAGCTTATCCGGGTTATCGCGAACATATGGCACCGCGCTATTCAGGGCGCGGCGTAAGGATTGAGGCTTGTTCACTGTTTCGCTCCTGACAGGAAATTATCGTGTCCACTTTATCAGCGCAGACCGCCCAGGCCGCCTCCGCTTCATCCAGCGCGGTCAGCAGATCGCCGTTAGTGCGTGCCGCCGACTTTTCCAGGCGGCACTGCGTCACTCTGGGACAACCATTCACGGTAAGCAGCACCTCCGGCGAGGGCCGGACGTTCGCGCATCCTGATAACGTCAGCAGGCAGAAGAGTGTCAGCCCAGCGGCGTAAATCCTCATTTTCACGTTTTAGCTCCTCAATTCTGCGCTGACGGCTTCGCAGCAGCGCGTTTGTACTTTCTGCCGCCGCGTAAAGCCTTGCCTGTTCCCGGTTATTGGTTTCGGACAGGATGGACAGGGCGATCAGCTGGCTGTTCGTTTTTGCCAGTTTTTCGCCTGTCGTTTTCAGATCCCGCCCTTGCCGCTCGATGGTCTGGCTGGCCCCCTTCATCCGCCATGACTGCCAGCCAAGCGCCAGCACTACCAGCGCCAGAATTACCGCCAGCGCCTTTGTCATACCGTCACCGGCTCCACATCAATAATCTGCGCACGCAGAACCTTAAGCGCGGCCAGCGTCAGCAGATAAAATACCAGGGTGACAACGTGGCCCGTAAAGGCGAGAAAAATCACAAGCAGTGAACACCTTGCCCATCTGATCACCTGGTTTCCTGGCGTACTGAAAAAGCGCGTCAGCGCCTGCTTTGCCTCTCCCCGATGAGTGCCGCCCGCATACCATCCAGCCATGCAAAGCAGCACCGCTCCCCAGCTCAGCAGGCAGGCTACCCAGGTCAAGGCTGTAACCAGTGCCGGAACAATACTGTTTGGAACAAAGAGACTAAAAATTATCAGCGCCGTGTACAGCACCGAAAATAACCCACCGATCAGTTTCTTTTTCATTTCGTTACGCTCCTTTTAAGCACCAGGACAGCTCCCGCGCGCGGCGGTTGTCCAGCCCCGGATTAAATACGCCTTTGACGTATACCCAGCGCGGCAACTGATAGCAGGCATCGCGCCAGCGCTTCTGATTGATAAACTTCACCATGGTTGAACCACAGGCATTGCCGGTTCCCACGTTGAAGGCCAGCGATACCAGCGCGTCATAGACGTTCTGCGGTACGCTCACCAGGACACAGCGATCCAGCGCCTTCTCCACCCTTAAAACGTTGGTGATGAAACTTCCGGCGGCCTGCCGTTCCGTGATGGTCTTCCCCGGCACCACGCCGGACGTATTGCCAATGCCATCGGTCCACACCCCCGCATCACACTGATACGGCTGCAGGCGGCAACCCTCGTAATCGGCTATCAGCTTCAACCCTTCCACTGAGGTATGAAGTTGCTGAAAGCCCGGCAGGGTGGCGGCAATCGCCAGCACCACCCCTACCAGGCAGCGTTTAACGGTTGAAGGATTCATATTCCCCCTGTGTAATTTTTCCGCCGCGCAGCAGCTGGTAGGTTTTGTGTTTGTAGTACCAGTTGATGGCCAGCATCAGCACGCCAATCAACACACCGCCCACTGTCGACACATCCTTAAGCGATAAATCTCCCATCCATGCCAGCAGTACAGCGATGCAGTACGTGATAAAGGCGCTGATCCGTTCAAGCGTCATATTTCAGTCCCATAACTGGACGGTCTGCACCGTGGAATTGGTGGCAATATCCGGCAGATCCACCTGCAGCCCGTGTGGTAAGAACGGGCCGTGCTCAGCCAGCCCCGGATTTGCCTGCAGTACCTGCTCCGTGACGCCCTGCGTGCGTCCGTAATGACGCCAGCAAAGCGCGTCCACCGTGTCACCCTGGTACGCACGCACTTTCATCAGATCAGCTCCACCGTACAGTGAGGCGCATCCTGGACCCGGCTGATTGCCCAGCGAGCATCACGCCACAGGTCGCCGCTGGCCTCCGCCAGCTCATCCCCCCTTTTCACACCGGAGGCCGTGGCGTCGTAGTCCTGGTAACGCTCATTCACCTGCGCCCGTGCCCAGCAATAAACGGCGTTGTGGTAGTGGTGAATACGTTCGCTTTTACCGTCCAGCAAGTCCGCCGGTACATCGGCCAGCGTCATAAATCCCAGCGCCTGCTGGCGCTTGCGGAAGTCGTACAACTCCGCATTGACCTCTGACATCGCAGACCGGATGAGTTGTCCGAGGCGGGGTGACGTCACCGTGCCATCCGTCCGCATCACGCTGCGAAACTCTGATAAATCAACATCGGGCCAGAACGGCGTATTTTTGATAATTTCCGCCTGTTCCGGCGCCTGCTCAGGCGCAACAAACTTCATGCGGGCTTTCTCCTGAAATAGTGGGCGGTGGACGGGGTTTTGATGTGGCAAAAGCCTTTCGCCACCCCGTGCCGCCCGTGCGCGGGGCACGTTCCGTTAACGGCTGTCATTGCGCAATCTGCGCTCCAGCTGCTGTTTTTCTTTTTTGACGCCACAGCGTGGATCAAGCTGCAGCGCATGATTGATGTGATTCAGGGCGGAGGCCGGGCTGGTTTCGGTCAGTACAGCGCCAATCGCTTTATGCAGGCGTGCCCGTGACTGGTCTGGCATATCCTGGCCGTCTGTCAGCTCCAGTGTCTGCAGTAATAATCCGGCATCGAAAGATTCACCTGCCAGCAGAGCGGCCTGCGCAGCGTCTGCCATTTCCTCTGCCAACACCGTCTGGACGTTACGGTTTCCAATGGGCATCACCCATCCGTGCCGCAGCGCATGACGCCCTGCATCCAGCGCACCGGCATAATCACCGGCATCGATACGCCAGAGCATTACAAACATCACCACGTCATCCTGCCGGGCACTATCAGCAGCCAGCACCCCCTCCACCCAGGCGGAATAACGGGGCAGCAGCTCCACTTTGATTTGGGCTTTCTTCACGGTGGACTGGATACCTTTCAGGCGGCGGCGATCCTCCGCCAGCTGCATCAGCATCAGGTCATACCCCGTCGCGTGGCGAACATTGCCGCCCTGTCGGGCGGCCTGTTCAGCCTGGACGCGCAGGCGGTGCTGCCGTGCGGGACTCAGGCTCATGCGTTACGCCCCCTCGCCTTCCGGTACAGCTGGCGCGCTGAAATCCCCCATCTGGATGTTTTCGACCAGCGCCGCACAGCGGTAATCCTCAACCACATACGCTTCATTGACGGACTCGAAATTCTCGATCCGGTCACGTTTCGGGTTATCGATAACAGAACGACGGCGGGTATCTTCCTGCCAGTAAATGGACAGGTTATCCAGGCGGGTGATCAGCAGTGCATTCGCAGGGAAATACGGCGCGCGTACAGCCTGCAGGCCACCCATGCGTTTCTGGCTGATGATCAGATCAGCGGCCAGCTTCTCCGTGTTCTCCTGGTCTTTGTTAACCAGCGGGAAATACTTGTCAGACAGCAGCTCACGGCCACAGACCACCACCAGATCATCATCATCCTGATACACCGGGTCGATCAGCTCGTTGACCGCATCCATTACCACAGCGTCCAGGTTGGCATAATCGCCACCCTTACCAACCTTCACGGCGCCTTTGGTGGTCACACCTTCTTTGGTTTCGCTGCCCATGACATGGTCCGGCGCATCTTCGCGGATTTTTTGCAGCCAGCCCTTATTTACGTCCTGCAGCATCGGGTTGGCGTCGCGGTCAGAGGTTTTGGCACGCTTCACGCCGTTGAACCCGATCATGATGCGGTCCAGAGCCTGGCGCTTCACGATGGCGTTACGGATACGCACCTGGAAATCCTGGAATTTTGCCCACAGGTCCAGCTTTGCGTAGGTCAGCACCGTATCAAAGTTGGTCTGTTCGCATTTGTATTCCACGTCCGCCATCACTGTCGGGTCAGTTGGTTCGCGCTCTTTGGTGGTGGTATCCGTGGTACCGGCAATCGTGCTACCGACACCCAGACCCAGCAGCTGGCCTGACTGCTCATCCACCGGGGTGATGTTAATCAGTGTCAGAAAGGCAGCGGACTGCTGGATCTGGTCTTCCAGCGTCTGCTGTACCGACGGCTCAACGGTGAATTTGCTGGAAAGTTCTTCCACTTCCACGTTATTCAGGCGTGCCAGCTGCTGCAGGTAGGCGTTAAAGGCAAAACGGGTTTTCTTTTTCATTGGTTCTTATGCTCCATCAGCAATTGGTCAGTGTGCCTGCCGGTGCGTTTCCGCCCGGCGCGCGCTGGCGATAATCTTTGCGGCTGTCTTCCTGGCTCAGCCGCTGCTCCAGTTCAGCAAAAGCGGTCTGCTGTTCCTGCAGGGAGGCTTCCAGCTCAGCAATGCGCGCATCCTGCGCAGACAGGGAGTGATCAGTACGTTCGCTCAGGTTTTGCTGTTCAGTAGCAATCAGCTCCACCGCGCGATGCACGTCAGAAAAACGCGCTTCATCGTTCTGTTCTTTTTTGGTGAACATCGCGGCAACGCGGGAAAACAGGGAGGGTTTTTCGTCCTGGACTTCTTCCCACTCGATCAGCGTTTCTTCTGCGGCGGAAAAGAGGTTTTCAGGGTTTTGCTTGCGGCCTGCCAGGGGGTTACTTCTGGCGCTGGCGCTAAACTGCAGCATTTCAGTACCGAGGCTTGCGGGATCATCCGTCGCCGCCAGGCCAACCAGGTAGGCTTTGCCGGTATCGGCAAAACTGGTATTGACCTCCATCGAGGTAAACAGCTTTTGCAGATTACGGGTATACGCCACCAGGTCCTCTGACGGGGTGATCCACGCATACAGGGCCATTTTCCCTTTCAGCGGGCCGTCTGCAATCTCCTCTGCCTCCAGCTTATCCACGGTCCCGAAGCGGCGGAATGGGCTATCAGGGGTGTAACCCTTGATGTGCTCCAGATTAATCAACGCGGTATACACCTGCGGGTCATAGCTCGCCGCCATCTGTTCCAGCCAGGCACGCTCAATATTGCGCCCGTCTGTCGTTGCCCCTTCCACACCGATGCGGAAGCGCTTTGCTTTTACAGCCATGTGACCGACTCCATCAAATAACTCTGTGAGGCCTTATGGTTGCTGCGATGGAGGGGGTGAAACAACGCGCGGACCTTGTGCGGTAAACCATACAAATGCCAGCCGGGGAAAGGCGCCAGGCAAGGCCGTATGTTTGTGCCATGGAAACGATGACCCCCGCAGACCTCGATCCCCGCAGGCAGGCATTACTGCTGTATTTTCAGGGATACCGCGTAGCCCGCATTGCTGAAATGCTGGGCGAAAAAGTTGCAACCGTTCACAGCTGGAAAAAGCGCGACAAGTGGGGCGAATATGGCCCACTCGATCAGATGCAGCTCACCACTGCCGCCCGCTATTGCCAGCTCATCATGAAGGAGCACAAGGAAGGGAAAGACTTTAAAGAAATAGACCTGCTGGCGCGCCAGTCCGAGCGCCACGCCCGCATCGGTAAATTTAACAACGGCGGTAATGAGGCGGACCTTAACCCCAACGTGCAAAACCGCAACCGCGGCCCCCGCAAGACACCAGAAAAGAACCTGTTTACTGACGAACAGATCGAAAAGCTGGAAGAAATTTTCCGCAACGGAATGTTTGAATATCAGCGCCACTGGTGGGAAGCAGGAATTAAGCACCGCATCCGCAACGTGCTTAAATCGCGCCAGATCGGCGCTACGTATTATTTCGCGCGTGAAGCGCTGATGGACGCCCTGATGACAGGGCGAAACCAGATTTTCCTGTCAGCCAGTAAAGCCCAGGCGCATGTTTTTAAGCAGTACATCATCGAGTTTGCCAAAGAAGTCGACGTGGAATTAAAAGGCGATCCCATGGTGCTGCCAAACGGCGCCACGCTGTATTTTCTCGGGACCAACGCCCGCACCGCGCAGAGTTACCACGGCAACCTGTATCTTGATGAGTATTTCTGGATCCCGAAATTTCAGGAGCTACGTAAAGTCGCCTCCGGCATGGCGCTGCACAAGAAATGGCGCCAGACCTATTTTTCCACGCCTTCCAGCCTGACGCACAGCGCTTACCCGTTCTGGTCCGGTGCCCTGTTCAATCGCGGGCGGGCAAAAGCTGATCGCGTTGATATCGACCTGACCCACTCAGCCCTTGCTGCCGGTCTGCTTTGCGCTGACGGTCAGTTCAGACAGATCGTGACGGTGGAGGACGCCGTGCGCGGTGGCTGCAACCTGTTCGACCTCGACCAGCTGCGCCTGGAGTACAGCCCCGACGAGTACCAGAACCTGCTGATGTGTGAATTCATCGACGATCTCGCCTCCGTTTTCCCCCTGGCTGACCTGCAGGCCTGCATGGTGGACAGCTGGGAAGTCTGGGAAGACTTTCAGGCGCTGGCCCTGCGTCCGTTCGGCTGGCGCGAAGTCTGGATCGGCTATGACCCGGCGAAAGGTACCCAGAACGGCGACAGCGCTGGCTGCGTAGTCATTGCCCCGCCGACGGTGCCCGGCGGTAAGTTCCGCATCCTTGAGCGTCACCAGTGGCGCGGAATGGACTTCCGCGCCCAGGCAGAGGCCATCCGCAAACTGACTCAGCAGTATAACGTGACCTACATCGGCATTGACTCCACCGGCGTCGGTCACGGTGTTTATGAAAACGTAAAAGGCTTTTTCCCTGCCGTGCGGGAGTTTGTCTATAACCCCAACGTCAAAAACGCCCTGGTGCTCAAGGCATACGACATTATCAGCCACCGCCGTCTGGAGTTTGACGCCGGGCATACCGACATTGCGCAGTCATTTATGGCTATCCGCCGCGCCACCACCGCCAGCGGAAACCGCCCGACCTACGAAGCCAGCCGCAGCGAAGAAGCCAGCCACGCAGATTTGGCTTGGGCAACGATGCACGCACTGTTTAACGAACCGCTGCAGGGTGAAGCCGCCAATACCAGCAACATTGTGGAGATTTTTTAATGACTGAGAATACCGCACAGGATGTGATGCCACCTGACGTACAACCCAATGATGCAGCGACTACCCAGGCGTTCAGCTTTGGCGATCCCATTCCGGTACTGGACCGCCGCGAACTTCTGGACTACGTAGAATGTGTGCAAATGGACCGCTGGTATGAGCCGCCGGTGAGCTTTGACGGGCTGGCGCGGACCTATCGCGCCGCTGTACATCACAGCTCGCCGATTGCCGTTAAGCGTGACATTCTCAGCAGTACCTACATCCCCCACCGCCTGCTCAGCCAGCAGGCTTTTGCCCGTTTCGTCCAGGACTATCTTGTGTTCGGTAACGCCTATCTGGAAAAACGGACGAACAGGCTGGGCGGCGTCCTGTCACTGGAGCCATCACTGGCGAAGTACACCCGGCGCGGGATTGACCTTGATACTTACTGGTTCGTGCAGTACGGCATGACCACCCAGCCTTATGAGTTCACCAACGGTAGCATCTTTCACCTGATGGAGCCGGACATTAACCAGGAAATCTACGGGCTTCCCGGCTACCTTTCCGCGATCCCTTCAACACTGCTCAACGAGTCGGCTACGCTGTTTCGCCGTAAGTATTACATCAACGGCAGTCACGCCGGGTTCATCATGTACATGACTGATGCGGCACAGAATCAGGAGGACGTGAACAACATCCGCCAGGCCATGAAAAGCGCCAAAGGGCCGGGCAACTTCCGCAACCTGTTTATGTATTCACCCAACGGTAAAAAGGACGGCATCCAGATCATCCCACTGTCAGAAGTAGCGGCAAAGGATGAGTTTCTGAACATTAAGAACGTGAGCCGCGATGACATGATGGCAGCACACCGCGTACCTCCGCAGATGATGGGCATAATTCCCAACAACACCGGCGGTTTTGGTGACGTTGAAAAGGCCAGCCGTGTCTTTGTGCGCAACGAATTAATTCCACTGCAAAAGCGGATGCAAGAGCTAAACATATGGCTTGGTGAAGAGGTGATAAAGTTCGCCCCTTACACTTTGGATATTAGCTGATAAAAAAAGGCGCCGACTTGGGCGCCTTTCATATCTTACTGGTTGTTAGCAAGCTGCACATACACCGTCAAATCCAGCAGACTGAACCTTCTTTGTTGCAACTTCGTTACTGCGGCGCTGGATTACTTTAGCAATACTCTTCAGGATTGAAGGTGAAGCGTTACGGACTTTAACTTGGTTAAGTACCTTCGTAACACCAAATTTCACAACCAGCACCCCGAAAATCTCATCTGAGTAAGATTCAGAAATCGAGCATACGCCGCTCAAATCCAGATCCACTGAGCTGCCACTTTTGATGAGGACTTCAATTTTGTGCCGTTGAGGGATAGCCTGATTGCGCGAAGCCAGGTCACCCTCGGGCAACTTGTAAGCGATTCTGTTCATTACTCCCCTCCTAACGCCCGCATGATATCCATAAGCTGAGGATCATTTTCTTCGTTATCTTTATCAACAGCCAGTTCATTAATCTTAAAACGACAAGAAATAGCCACTCCAGGCCAAGCACTTCTCAACTCAGTGTAGGTTACTTCGTCACCACTTGCCTCTAAGCATACATTTCCTGTAGCCAGTTGCAATTCTCCGTTGTAAGTTTTAACCAATTTCATCAAGTGATGGAGGCCAAGCCCTTGATGATTATTCTCTTTTTCTTTTACTTTAACGCCTGCACCGAACAGGTTCCCTCCCATGTAGTCACCAGGTACCTGCTGAGCCCAGTCATCCTGCAGATCGGCATGCTTTGAGGAGTTACCCTCTTGTATGCACCATTCAATTGCGTCCTGATGTGATTCTATACCAGGAATATCAGCCCGCCTTAACTCTCTCAAAAAACCTAACCCACAGTCCGCCAGGGAGAACTCGAGATAATGCTCTCTTCTTTGTGTATACGGAACAGCAGATCGTTGAGCAAATGAGAAACCTGACGATTTTCCATGCGACCAAACGTTGTCATGCAACTCTCCGATAACATGCGTCAGGTCGGTTAGTCCCTTCGGATAGTCTCCCGGAGCTCGGCCAGGAAAAGTTAACTGTCTAACGCAATTATTGATGCTAGTTGTAGCGATATCTACCGCATCAACACTAGTAAGAGCAGTAACTAAGCTGTAATGCCGACCTACGTTTACCCTTTCCTGCTGATACCGGTCTGTCCCCCAAAGAGCACCGTGCAGATTGATTGCACTCATATAGTCTCGGCCAGGTAAAGAGCAGTTTTCTTCGGTAATCCGATGATGGTTAATATAAGCTGCCAATACAGTTATAAATCCTGGATGGCAGTGGTTGTTAGGCAAAAGCAACTCGTTAGTGTCTTTATTATGAAATGCTGCTGTATGCAAAATACCGTCTTTTAATCCTAACCCCATTGACTGAGCCTTTTTTGTTCATTTTTGCTCATCATATAACTTCCACCTTGCCAGAGCAAAACCATCCAAGGTTTTGATTGGCCCCACTCCATTTAAAGCGGCAGCGCGCGCTCGTATCCCCGCCACGCCTGCCCGCTTTGTGTAGTGGTTTTCATGCACCTGCATGAGATATGAAAAAGCCCGCCAGAACTGGCTGGCCGGAGCTAAAACGATCCTCAAACGATCATGCAGATTCATGCGGCATAGTCATGCACTCTCTTTTTTTCAGGTTAGCCTGAAATCCTCGTCAAAATCCATAAAGTTTTCAGCTACTCGCGATGAAAGGATGATGTACTTAATCCCCTCATCCAAGGGAACTGGGCGATCAAGTTCAAGCATAAAAACACCATCATAGGTTTTACCCAGCCAGAACCCGCCGCCGCAGGATTTTGGCCGCTGAAAAAGCACCCAACCACCCGGAACAAACTTCGGCAGCGGCTCATAGCGATAAATAACCTGATAATTGCTGTCTTTAGACCCCATAGCCTAACGCCTCGCCTTGCTCGTTGTTCAACCTTGCAGGCGGTAAAAACCAGTTTTATCGCCTGCAACGTTTTGTTAATGCAGCCAGCTATCGTCTTCCCAGACCTGCTGCATAATTTCCATTACCCGCTGCTTATCCTCATCAAGTTTTAAGCCGGTCAACTCGATACCGTTGGCACTGCCTTTGCGAATGCGGATCGCCGTCTTGGGATATAAAGGGATCAGGTTGCGGTAAAGCTCGGTTTCGAGTGCTTCCAGTGTCGCCTGGCTAATTTTCTGTTCTTTATCAATCATTATTTCGACACGCATGGAGATCATCCCCCTAACTGGAAACATCCATTGACCAGCTGTATTCATGGCTACGAATTTTCGCCATTAATTCATCAGTCAGCTCAGAAACCCACTGGATAGCAAGTCGCTTCTCTTCATCGCTGCACTCACTAGCCGCTACAAGCTTGATAAAAAAATCAATACGCTGGAGCTTTAACGACTCCAAAAGGTAATCCTGCATTTCCCCTCCTATCCTCACTACGGGATATCCGTTGCCATATCCCCACAAAGGGATACGGCAATACTGTACATACATCCACTGGATATACATACAGTATAATATGATTTTCTTCCTGTAAAATAGTTTTTATCATTCAATCAGATGTGTCCCATATGGTGAGATAAAGGCATAAATTGTGCCCCTTCATCAGTACCACTGGCGCCATTTATCATCTTCCTGCAGCCTTTGGTTCCGGTAAAAGACACGCAGACCGGCACCGGATGGAATACTGCCGCCGCGCAGAAGCAGATCGATCTCCGCCTCCGAACCATCAAAGCCTCTCGATTTAAGTTCATACTCCAGCTGCAGGCGCTGCTGATTATCCACATCCTGCCTGTACCCTTTCCGGCGCTTAGGCTTAACCATCCGAAGCCGTGCGTTTAGCTCCCTCAGCTCTTTTTTGCTCATGCTATGGAGATATTCCTGCAGCTCCCGCTCATCCATACCCGCAATATCCGGTAAATCCTGTCCGCTTACGGCCCCGTTTTCGTTCATTTTTTCCACAGGGGGACAGTTATTGCCACGAGTCCAAGGGGCGCAAGCGCCCTGGTCGGCTGGCGCCTCCTGAACGTCAACGGCCTTACGAACCATTTTCCACTTCATCGCATGCGTGCAAATCCGGCCCTCAATAATCGGGGACCAGATGCCATAAATACGGATCCCGTGATCGCCATAGGCTGATGGCTCGTCATTGAGTTCATAAGCCGTTCGGACCAGGTGATGTTTACGCGGAACCAGTACGCCGCCCTGTTTCATGATGTAGGTGGCAAAACACCCGGCATCTGCTGCCGCCAGCACGGCATCCAGACGCGGGTTATCCAGTACCGGCGCACCGGCTTTTTTATCGGTCTGCTGTCGCGCGGCCTGGCCCGCCAGCAAACGCAGCTCGCGATAAGCCTGGCGGCCCGGTATACCGAAAAAGCGGAATTGCTGGACGCGATGCAGCGAGGCCCAGGCATTGACATGTTCGGCATTGTCCCGCAGTGATCTGCCGGTTTCTTTGCTGATTTCGTTAGCCAGGCCACGCCCGTCGATGTTCTTACTGATGTACTTCGCGATGTAGCTGGTCGGCGTACCCTTGCGCGAGTTGATCAGCTCAGACTTAAAGCGCGGGCCGGTATTGTTGCCCAGCTCTTCGTGGTCCTCACGGATGGCAAATTTACGCAACAGCGCGGTGATGGATTTGCGGTCTTTTTTGCTCATGAAGCAAAGCAGGTGCCAGTGCACGGTGCCGTCATGGTGTGGCTCAGCAACGCGGACGCCATACCAGCGCAGCCCGGCTTTGTGCATCGCCTTACGGAAGGCGGCGAACATATTCACCAGATAATCGCTGCTCTGCCGGACCGTTGCACTGGTCCATTTCGGGTTTGGTCTGCCGTTATTGAGCGTTGCGTGAAAGCGTGACGGGCAGGTGATGGTATAGAACACCGCGCAGTCTCCGCGCATTTCTGCTATCAGCTCCAGCCCTTTAACGCAGGCCATCATTTCGTTGCGCCGGTGTGCCGGATTGCTGCTGCTGGCGTTTACCACGTCTTCCATATCCAGCGTATCGCCCTGCTCATTGGTCAGCTCATGCGAGCGAAAGAACTCCAGCGATTTGCGGCGCTGTTCGCGTTTATGGATCACGGCCTCATAGCTGACATACGGAGACGCCTTTTTGTTAACCAGGCAGACGGCGCGCAGCTGTTCTTCCCGCCATTCACACCGCATCTGCCACAGCTTGCGATACCACCAGTCAGCACAGAGCATACGGGCAAGCGAACCCGGAATAAGTTCGTATGGTACCGGATTACGGCGGTGCTTTTTACGGCGCAGCTGCTCGAAGGCTGGCGGGATAACATCAAGGCGCATGGCCTCAGCGGCCACCCTTTCCCATGACCGGCGGATCTCTTCAGGCGTAACGTTTTCATCCGTAAACAGCTCACCGCAGGCAGCATCCAGACACATGCTCATGTGCGCCGCCACCAAAGTAGATAACCGCTTAACCTGATCCTGGTTCATTTCCGGCAGAACCAGCAGGCCCTCCAGCCCGTAGTGACTCGCCATAAACCGGAATGACGCAGAAACCTGGCTGGCACGCACGCGCTCCAGGCGTTCAAGGCACGGCCTGATGGTTTCACGTAGATAGCGGGAATATGCCTTCGGCTTGCCTAGGCCCTCGAAATATTTAATGCGCTCAAGCAGTGGCTTGCTGATATGTGATGGTTCAGCGCTTACGTCTGCCAGAATCACCAGATCGGGATTAAACCGCTGCTGTTCGCGGGCCATTTTGGCACGGCTGATCAGCCGGTCCTGCTCCATTTCACGCTGAACAGGATCACGGGCTTCATTGTAGAAATAGCGTTCCCAGACCTCATCGCTCATCGCCTCACGGCGCAGCTGCTCCTGCTCGTTGTCGCTGGCGTAGAGAGCGATCAGGTTTGAAAGCGCAGACACCGGCGCAAGTTCCGCCGGGTCCACATACGGGTTAACCGCTTTTTTCGGGGCATTCCAGACAAAAGCAGCGGCGGCATCATCTGCACCGCCGTAGTTTTTAACGTCGTGATGGCTCACACAAATACTCTCTTTGGAAAGTTTCGTAAAACGCACTCACGACTGGATACGCTGCCAGATCAAACCCGGACCAGATCAGAGGTTGAGAAACAGCGATAATTTCAGTTGCAGACTTACCATCACCACCGGCAACGCCCATACTGCGTTTTGCGTTAATACGGTGGCGGGTAAAATTCTGGTAAATCGCGTTCGTCAGCTCGGTTTCACTGTTCGACACAACAACCTGATGGCCTGCTGATGCCAGTACATTAAGAGTCGTCGCCAGGCGACGCTGTTCAAGCTCATTGAAACCATCAGTGTGATAATCGGTAAATGTTCCGTCATAAGGTGGGTCGCAATAAATCACATCACCTGCTTTGACCATCGCTAAAGTTTCCTCGTAGCTGGCACAAATGAAGGTGGCGCGTTTTGCTTTCTCTGCAAATGCTCTGATTTCGTCTTCCGGGAAATATGTTTTTTTATAATTCCCGTATGGAACGTTAAATTCACCTTTCCTGTTATAACGGCACAATCCACGATAACAGTGGCGATTAAGATAAAGGAAAAATACAGCTTTCCAGAAATCAGTAGTTTCAGAGGAATGATTAAAATCCTGACGGATATTGTAATAAGAGGTTTCGCTATTTGTACTTGCAAAGAACCCTTTAGCGTTAGCAATAAATTTCTCGCAGTTAAATGCAATCTGCTTATAAAGATTAATCAGGTCAGAATTAATATCAGCGACAAGATAATGAGGATAGTCTGTCGCCATCATCACAGCGCAGGAACCCGCGAAAGGTTCAACCAGTCGCGGACCAGCGGGAAGGTGCTTAATCAGTTCCGGCATGATGGCGGTTTTATTTCCCGCCCATTTCAGGATGGTGCTCATACAGCACCTCCATTGTAGTGTTTGCCTTTCAGCTCTGCGATTTCCTGACAGGTGACGCAGCACTGCACGCCCGGAATGGTGCGGCGGCGTGCTGGCGGGATCGGTGCATCGCAATCAATGCAGAGAACACGGGAAACGCCCGGCGCTTTATTACGGGCGGTGTGGATGTGGCGCTGGCGTTCTTCTTCAACGCGCTGCTGTACAAGGTCCATTGAATCAGCCATCAGTGGATCTCCTGCGCTTCGTTCTGAATCTTCACAGCTTCCTGACGCAGCAGCTCAGCTGCTTCCGTGTGGTTAAGCTGACGTGACACGATACGAGCAGCTAAAGAATCCAGACGCGCAGCCATCACATCTGCGCGTCCCTGGCGTTCTTCTTTACGTGCCTCAGTCAGCAACAGGTTGAGACCAGCATCATCTGGTCCGGTTTTAGTGGTACGGGTTTCAATATTTCGCATCGTTCGTTCTCCTGAATTTGGGCAAAAGAATGCCCGGCGGGTTTACGCCATTAATTTCTGTTGTGGATTAATTCGGCATGGTTAGCCGTTTGGGAAATAAGCTCACCACTGCACGAAAATGATTCATTGCTTTCACCAGTTCCCGCTTTTCGTCAGTAGTCAGATCACTAATATTGACGCCGTGACGTTCTGCCGGAATTTTTGCCATATAAAAAATGGCTGCCAGTGCCCGCTCATTCTGTTTATTATTTACGTCGCGTGGATCGCGCATATCTTTAATAAACCTTTCAAGCTCCGGCTCAATATTCAGACCAAACACTTTAGCCCTCAATTCCGCAATATGGTTCAGTCCATCCAGGCGTTTACCGGGGCTTAATGGAACAGTCGCCGTAGCGCCTTCAATAGCCATGATTTCCCCTGTTTGGTTGTGGACAGGTCAGCCAGCAGTTCATCCTGAGAGCGGCACGGGTGCCAGCGTTTGCCATCCTTCCCCATGATCCAGCCATGACCGTAGTGCATTGCCGGGCTTTGCTTTAGGAGAAGTGACGCGAATGATGGTTCTTTAGTCAGCATAATCACCTCAGATGATGCCGAACGAAGCGCTGAGGCCCGTCACAGTATCAACAGCACTTACCATTGCCGGGTTGTACTGTAGGCGCGCGTGCAGGGAAACAGCTGTTAGTGCCATCAAACGAGTAACAGAATTGATGCTTTCGATAACCTGGCGGCGTTCCGTTGTTGTCTGGTGTTCGCCAGAAACAGCGCTTGCTGCAACGCGACCGATCTCTGCTGTAGCATTCAAAACGTAATGAGACATTTTCTCGCTGGCTACTTCGTTCAGCGGCACACATGGCAGGCAATGGATTTGAGCCAGGAAACCGTCAACGAGTGTTGAATCCTCTGTAATATCGGTAAGCATCCAAATTTCCGGCGCCGTAAGTTGATGCGTTTGCTCCGGGTTCAGTTTGTTGCGCAGCGTCTGGACATTCATGCCTGCGCGGTCTGCCAGCTTCGCCATATTGTGACGCTGTGCGAAAGCGCGGCAGGCTTCATCAAAGTGAGGATGTTTGGAAACGCGATAATCAAACATGTTCTAAATCCTTTCTTATCCCAAAATGGAACTATCAGGCTTGCATTGTGACTTCGCAGCCTTGGGCCGCTTCCATCGTCAATGCGAACATGTTGATTTCGATAAGGCTGTTTACTCCGGCTTTTTTCCTGATCGGCAGGCGGTTCTCCCGGATCATTTGACGGGCATAACTAGGTTTGTAGCCAGTACGCCGACAAAACTCATCTAGTGTGATGAATGGCTCAGATACCACAAGGTTGATGCTGGGGCGCATTGAAAAATTACGATTCATGATGCACTATTCCTCAGTTTGTGTTTTAAAACTTCACTATTCGGAACTATTCGCAATCATTCCGAACACCACAAAACCGATGATAGGATCGCATTTTAAATATGTCAAACACAAAAGAAACCCCTAAGGCGATCTCAGATTACAACTTCACATCCCAAAGTGGAGGTAAAGAGGCAATTACTCGCATCCTTCAGGCTTATGGATTCAGTACCAGACAGGCTTTGTGCGATCATCTAGGAGTATCTCAAAGTACAATGGCAAACCGTTGGATGCGCGATACTTTTCCGCACGACTGGCTTATTGCATGTCACCTTGATACTGGCGCATCTATGCTTTGGCTTACTACAGGGCAAGGCAGTCCCACCACAAAAATAATCAATGACAGTGGATTGCTTTTGCAATTAAAAGAAATCTCAAATGGGATTTACTCATCATCTGAACAGGTCCGTTATGACGCCTGCCTTATCCCCGCAAATGCATCAGCTCCTTTCTTGGTGAAGTTTGAAAAGGCTTTCTATCTTGTGGATGAGTTCAAGGGAGAAATCAATGATGGAATCTGGCTGATTAAATTAGATGGTTTTCTGAGCATCAGGCAAGTTTATCGCCTTCCAGGCGGGCGCTTACGTGTAGAGAATGGCCCAGCATCCTTTGAATGCACCCCATCGGATATTGAGGTTAACGGTAGGGTGCTCAGCAAAACAGCATTTACAGAATGATCGAATACGACTTTATACGGAAATGAGTTGAGGCTACTAGCATGAAAAAATTAATGGCAATCGTAACGTTAGGTTTAGTGTTTTTGGCAACACAGCCCTCATATGCACGCAATTATCCATGTTCAGGGAAAAAAGGTGGCGTCTCACACTGTACATCTGATGGCAAATTTGTTTGCAATGACGGCACTATCAGTAAATCAAAACGAATTTGCTCTAAAAACTGATTATGGCTGTTTCAAAGTTAGCTAATGGTAAGTGGCAGGCTCAGGTCTTCCCTAACGGTAGGGATGGGCGGCGCATCCGTCGCCAATTCGCCACCAAGGGGGAAGCCATGGCTTTTGAGCGCCACATTAAGGATCAAGCGCAGGACAAGCCCTGGTTAGGAGAAAAAGCAGATAAGCGTCGAGTTACCGACCTCGTAGATACTTGGTTCAATGCACATGGTGTTACACTCTCTGATGGCCTCAAGCGTAAGGGCGCAATGGAATTTGCCTGCTTTGCTATGGGAAATCCTCTTGCAACAGAATTCAATGCCAAGCTTTTTGCAACCTACCGCGAGCAACGTTTAAGCGGGAAAATCACACGTTCGGATCGTGTAAAAACGGTGGCTCCCCGTACTGTTAATCTTGAGCTGGCGTATTTCCGTGCTATGTTCAACGAACTAAAAAGGCTGGATCACTGGAGTTTGCCAAACCCACTCGAAAACGTTAGGGAATTTAAAATTGATGAGGCTGAACTGACATGGCTTACAGTTGAAGAAATTAAGCAATTGCTAGCTGAGTGTGAGAAAAGCAAAGCGACAGATTTAGTGACTATTGTTAAAATCTGCCTTGCAACCGGCGCAAGGTGGGGCGAAGCGGAATCACTAGCAGGCAAGCAAATCAGCCCCGGAAAAATCACTTACATCAAAACTAAGGGCAAGAAAAACCGCGCCGTTCCGATATCTGATGAACTTTATGAAGCTCTCCCCAAAATACGGAATTCAAAACCAATATTTACGAGGTGTTATTCTGCGTTTCGTGGTGCAATTAAGCGAGCAGGAATTGAATTGCCTGACGGACAATTATCGCACGTTCTAAGGCATACCTTTGCGAGCCACTTTATGATGCGCGGAGGTAATATTCTCGTACTACAACGAATACTTGGACATACCGATATCAAGGTAACAATGCGATATGCCCATTTTGCTCCAGATCATTTAACTGAAGCAATATCTTTGAACCCCTTAAATGGTATATAAAAATGGATATTGAAAAAGAAATGCAGCAAAAAATGCGTCCTTTTTTACCCATCAAGAGAGTATTTGACAATGAATTTATCTCTTTAGTCACAGAACTAATTTTCCTGATAAGAAGTTATGGAATAGATAAAGTCGGTTTTTCTAATATAAAAAAAGATTATAAATTATTTATTTCTGCAGTACATGATGGTTGGAAAAAAGCACAAATAAAAATCTCTCACAATGTCATCAATAAACTCAGTGAAATTGAAAGTCTGGAGATAAAGAAAAAAGAATTTCATCGACAAAAAAACAAAGATGCCAAACAAGAGTGCATTAACAAAATCAACACTTTAAAATCAGAAATTTTAATTCTAAGACGTTTTATTGACTCTATCGTTTGGACTATTCTCGAAGATGAACACTCAACGATTAGGCGATTACCTTTAGATGATAATCTTGACAACCTCTCAATCAAGAATTTAAAAGAAGCAATACAAACACTTGAGGAGATTAATTCCAACCCATTTACAATTGGTGTCTCATCTGATCTAACGACATTCATACACACAGGAGATTTATTAGTAAGAAACTATTTTGATGGCACTCTATCTATTGTCGAGCTGAAAACAGGCAAAAAAAACCTTGAGTTTTGCGATGCTGCTAATTTTTCTCTACATTCAGAATGTCCTATTTTTGATGAGCAATATACAAAAGAGTTATCGCCTGTCGATTTAAAACACTATCAAAGAACGAAAAAACAACTACAACATATGAAAGATGTAACAAACACAATAAATACAGGAGAGGGATATGATCACTTTCATAAAAAAACAGTAAAAATCCAAGATAATAATTATATACCTAATTACTTTTCAGAAAAAATAATGGATTCTTGGCGACGCATATCTCTTGGAAAACTTTGGGATATACACGTTATAGACGAATGCTTATTCATTGGAACTTACAAAAACGTTGAAATGGGGTTTGTTGGGTTCAATAGCTGGATGAAAGTCTCAAAATTCAATGGCACTGTATTTAACATCAACGATAGCTTTAAATTAAAATTAACCAAGCCATTGTTAAACTTGAACCTTCCCAATGAGACTATCAAAGATATTCTTCTTGGTGAATTTATTGTCGTTTTATGCTTAGATACTGAAAAATTCTATAATGAAGCAAATAAGATACATCCGGGGATTTTGAAGAGAAAAAGGGTAACTAACAGTAAACTAAACACAATGGATTTGGTTACTGTCAATGAAGAGGCCATTTACAGTGAAAATAACGGACAAGAGATTTATTTAGGGACAGGTTTTCTCAGCAGAATTATTTTCGACTTTCAACGGCCAAAAAATATCATAAATTGGATTTATAAAGATAGTGATGTAAAAAGACGTGACAATAGAGAAAAAAACAAGAAAAAGAAAATTACTCAAAATGCCAAAAAAAGCAAGTCAAAGATAGCTAAGCTTAGCAGGAGAAAACAAAATTAACTTTAGGAGTGGGGTGTTTTGGCAGCAAAAAGGCAGCACACCTCTTTACCATAAGCAATTATTCGGCACTATTCTACCTTGCAACCTTTTGAAAAATATATAAATCATTGTTTTACATAGACATAATATGGGACTCATAATCGCTTGGTCGTTGGTTCAAACCCAACAGGGGCCACCAAATTTTAGATTTAAAATCATATAATTAAGCCACTCGAAAGAGTGGCTTTTTTGTTCCTGAATTTTAAAATGGCACCACAAACCGCTGAGCAGCGCGCATGGCTTAGCGTGTTGTCGCTATCCCATTAAGAGGATAAAAAGTCCGTTATAACGCAGGGAAAATTTGCGCTTACGCTAAAACAGATAGCATTCTGCCTTAGCAAAATATTGCTCAGAGCATCTCGGGCAGCCCATAACCGCCGCACTCCTGTTGACTTCTGTCTAACTACGCAACGTAGTCTTAAAATATCTTTCATTCCTGCAATGCTGGAATTCATACTACTCACGATAAATGTAACAACACAGGTCAATTTCCGAATAATAACCATAGCCTGCGCCAGCTGTTCGAAATCAACGCGTTCCTCCCCCCGCTCTTATATATAACCCGCTGACTTACAAAAAGGATGAAATGATGAAAATACGGGATATATCAATCAGTACCTGTCTGGCACTGTTATTAATGGGTTGCGTAGCTAAACCACCCATGGCGACGGAAAATGAAATGAAAGAGGCCGCCGCGTTTGCTTTTAATGTCGATGCTTCGCAGGTGACAATTTCCGATGCGAGGCAGCAGGATGTGAAAACCAACTTTGTGGCCACCATCGGCAAAACCAGCCATCGCTGCTATGTGACGAAGGCCGCCGAGCCGAAGCTTTACGGGCTGATCCCGCTGGGCGGCGGTAGCACCGTCTCAGATGCCATCTGCGCCGGCGCCAACCCGACGCTAGCGAGCAAAACCTGCGACGCCCTGTCGCAAAAAGCGGGCCGCTGCTGAGCCTTTGCGCAGAAGAAGGCCGCTAACTGCCCATTTAGTCACTTTTTCTGCCGTTTTACCGCGGTCGCTTAGTTCAGTGACCGCACCTGCTGATAAGAATTGAGCCGTTCCCGCAGCGAGGTGAGCCAGACATCCGGCTCCTGACGGCAGATTTCGGTGAGGATCGGCGTCAGCACCAGCTCGGCTTCATGGAAGTCGGTCCACTCCGGCGGCTCCAGTGAAAAAGGATCGTTCATCAGCCAAATCACCATCGGCGTCCAGGCGCGCGGATCCAGTTGCAGATAATCCTGACAGCGCATCATATCTCGGGTCCGCGCCTCATCGGGGACGACATCCTTTCCCACCGCGGCGCTACTCATTGCCAGTACTGTTATTCCTGCCAGCAGATGTTTCCAAACCCATTTTCGCCAGAAGGCGCGTTTTTCTTTCGCCAT